TTGCTGGTAAAATAGGTGGAGCAAGCGGTACAGATGTTGAGGTAGGAGATATGATTATTTGTAATACAGATGGAACTGTGTCAGGTAATCAAGCTACCGTAGGTCAATACTGGAATGTAATTCAAAAAAATATTGTAGGTGCTGTAACTGGTCCTGCTTCTTCAGTAAGTAATAATGTAGTATTTTTTGATGGTACTACTGGAAAAATTATTAAAGACTCTGGATTAACATTATCTGGAAGTAATACAGGTGATGAAACTACAGCAACTATCAAAACTAAGTTGGGTATCGCAACTTTGTCTGGTTCTAATACTGGAGATCAAGATTTAAGCGTATATGCTCCACTTAACCCAAGAGTTCAAACAGTTGCTAGTTCAGCTACGGTTACTCCTACATCTACAAATGATTTAGTAATTATTACAGCACAAGCCACTGGACTTACACTTGCTAATCCTACTGGTACTTTCGTAGAAGGTCAATCATTAATGATTAGAATAAAAGATAATGCTACAGCTAGAGCAATTACTTTTGGAACTAACTATAGAGCAATTGGAATAACTTTACCTACTACTACTGTAATAAGTAAAACAATGTATCTTGGAATTATATACAATTCTACGGATGCAAAATGGGATGTTTTAGGTTTAAATCAGCAAGCATAATATGAATTACTATAGTTTAATAAGTTCAATGTTAAAATCAACAGTAAGCTCATTACTTACTGGCTTGTATGCCGTATACAAAGGTGAATCTAATGCAAATGACTCATTAGGTGTTTATAATGGAACTGCAGTAGGTGGATTAACTTATAGTGCTGGTAAGAGTGGAAATGCTTTTGCATTTAATGGAACAAATGCTTATGTTAGTTTACCTAACAATATGTTTAGTTCATTCACAGGTGATTTTTCTATAAACTTATGGGTATATGTGGTTAATAGTGGCACTTTACAAACTTTACTTGCTTGTAAGGCTTATGATGGAACTAATGCTTGGGGATTTACTTTATTCAATTATGGTAATACTAGATTTGATATATCTAATGGCACTTCGACTGGCGTTACATTACAAGAAACAGGAGGTGCCAATCCTTACAATACATGGTATATGGTTACAGTTACTCGTAAAGCAAGTACAGGCACAAAAATTTATTATAACGGAACTTTAACTGCAAGCAATATAAGTGCAGTTAATCCTGTATATAATCCAACAACTAATAAATGTACTATTGGTGCTTATGATTTAACTTATACTTATGGAGGTATATATTACTATTGTGCTAACGGAACTAAAATTGATGAAGTAACTCCATATAGTAAAGAGTTAACATCTACAGAAATAACAACATTATATAATAGTGGAACAGGTAAGTTCTACCCAACATTTTAAACTATGATTAAAGTAAGACAATTAAACGAAACACAAGCAACTGCCTTAGAAGGTCAAGTTTGGGGTTTTAACGGTCAATTTTTTAACATACAAATTGATGCAGATGGTAAAAAGTTTATTTCAAATGAAGAAGTAAACGGATGTACTTTACAACAAGCACAATTAATTGGTTGTGATGCGTGGTTATTAACGCTTCCTGAAATTGACCATAATCCTGTTGTAATTCAATTTCCTATAGAGAAAAAACAATTTACATTAGAAACAAGTTATTTTATTGAGCCCGATTTACAGGCTACTGTTTGTTTAAGACCATCTGATCCTGAAATATCAGATTACCTTGCAAGCAATTTTACTTTTCCTAATGAGCAAGCTGCATTAGATGAAATTTATGAATTAGCTATTACTCAGAGACCTATCTTATTTGAGATGTTTCAAGCTATGGATAATGTTCCTGTAGAAGTAAGAGATACGTATTTTTTATAGGTTTATTTTAAAATTTTTTGTATATTATTATATACATTTTATAAACTTATTTTACATGGATGCAAGTACACTAACAATTGTAATATTCATAGCAGCAACAATTATTACTGCTTTTGGTTTCTTTTTAAAGAATGCCTATAATGATACAAGAAAAGACATTGAAATTTTACTAAAGGGAGCTCAACATCATGCTGAGGAACTTGGTAAATTAAAAGGAAAGATTGAACTAGTTGAGCAAGAAGCAAGACTTAAATATCAAGCTATCCAAGAACAAACACAGTTAGAAATAAAAAATCTTGCAAGAAATGTAAGTGAGCTTTCAGATGCTGTAAGACAGTTTGTAATCAATAAATAAACATATGAAAGAGTTAAGTTTAAAAGAAAGATTTAATGCACCTACACCTAAGTTTTGGAAGAAAGTACAAAGAGTAGGTTTAATTTTAACAGCAATAGGAGCAGTTTTAGCTACAGCTCCCGTAGCATTACCAGTAGCAATCATAACAGCAGGTGGTTATGCAGCATTTGGTGGAGGCTTGTTAGCAGCAATGTCTCAGTTTACAGTTGATGATTCATCAACAGAAATAAAATAGAATTTTATGATTAATGTAAGAACATATAATGATGTACAACTTTTAAATAAAGTTAAGTCATTAAAATCATTTACAGCTCTCCCAAAAGGATATTGGATACTTGGTATAAGATCAAATGAAGATGCACCAAACAAATTTGATGATAAATTTTATTTGTTTAATGAAGCTTCTTTTGTTGGTGTTACATCTGGTACAACAAATCCTGGTACTCCAATTTTAGAAGGTGGTTTCCTTAAATACAACAAAGCAGGAGCAGCAATAGTTAAATCAGATGAATGGTATTATGATGTGTGGACTTATGGTTTACACATGGGTAAGATGCCTGCATTAAAGCAAGTAGGAAACTTTATTGTTTTTCGTGATGGAGATATGGATGAAAAATCAGAAGAAATTGGGATTCCAATTATTGGTGCTGGTTATGGTATTAACTTTCATGCTGCTACTTATGACAATAACTTTAAAGGTTTGCAGGAAAACATTGGAAGTTGGTCTGCTGGTTGTCAGGTTGTTAATAACAAGCAAAAACATTTAGAATGGATCAAATTATTAAAACCTCAGAAAAAAATTACTTATGTTTTATTAAATGAATTTGAAGTATGAAATTTAGAAACAATTGGAAATCCCCAACTAAACAATGGGATAAGTTGATCATAAAACTTAGACTATCTAGTCTTGATTTATTCAGTATAGAAATAGATGCAACTAGAAACTTTTATTCAATTACTGTATTAAATTTTACAATTAAAAATAGGTAACTTCCATTACCGTAACCCACATTACTATAATCCAGGTACTATTAGTGTCTGGATTTTTTATTTTAAACCTGTAAAATTTAAACTTTATTAGTATCTTTGTTTAAACTTAAAAAGTATAAAATATGTCAAACCAACTAGAAGAGCAAGAATTAACTCAAGAAGAGTTAACTGCAAGAAAAGAAGAAATGAAAAAGTTCTATGAGGAATCAATTCCTTACTTAGAAGCGCAAGCAAAGTATGAAAAGCTTCTAACTGAGATTGATGAAGCAAGATTCAAAAGATCTACTTTAAACTATCAGTGGGCACAGTTTATTGAGAATACATCACCAAAAGAGAAAAGTGAAGAAGAAGAGGAAGAAGAAAGAGCTTTTGAACAAGAAGATACTTCAGCTAGAAAACTTAAAAAATCTTAAGCAATGGCAATAGTTAACCAAGTTCAGAAAAAGGTTAAGATGCCTAAATGGGATGTGGTTAAATTTCAGATCTTGACTCACTGTTATGTAAATCATATAACAGTGAGTGAATCTGATCTTAATTGTCTTACATTACTAAGCTTTAATCAGCCAATTGAATTAACACACTTTTGTTATGATGCATCTGCAGAAGAAGATTGGATATTCAAAACACCACAGACTGTAAGGAACTGTATTAATAAAGCTGAAAAAAACAATTTAGTAATAAAAGATGGGAGTAACAAAAAACTAATTATGTTGAACCCAGATTTAAAAATACAAACTCAAGGAACTGTATTGTTAGATTTTAAATTTTTAGGATATGAATCCCAAGAGATCTAACAAACTATACAGACCTGTAGCTGAAGAACTACATATTGAGGAATCACTGGTAGAAGATTTAGTAGAGTTTATGTATAAAACACTAAGACAAAACTTATCCGGTTTAACCCATCCAAGAATAAACTTAGATGGTTTAGGTCATTTTACAGCAAGACCTTTCTCAGTAAGAAAAGGTATTGAGAGGGCAGAAAAAGTATTATCTAATCATGATACTTCTACCTTCAGTGCATATCATAATAAGAAGCAGTTAGATGTTAAAGTTAAAGCTCTTATTAAATTAGAAGAAATGATAGCAGCTGAAGAACAAAGGAAACAAGAATTTAAAACCAAAAAGAATGAAACCAACAATTAAAGAAATTTGGAAAAATAGAACACAAATAATGGAGGGTATTAAGAATTCCATTATTAGAGATAGATTTGTTGAGGAGATAGCTGCAGCTAGAATGCAGCATTGTAATGCATGTGTAAGAAAAGATGATAAAGGTGATTCTTGTGCTTTAACAGGAACACAACCATGTTGTCAATTATGTGGGTGCTCATTAAAATTTAAAGTAAGATCTCTTTCATCAGATTGTCCGGATCTAAGATGGAAAGCTGTAGTATCAGAAGAAGATGAAGACAAACTAGATAAACTTAAATAAGATGAGTATATACTTTAGTGCAACAGATCATACTTACAAAAGCTTAGAAGCTGAGGATAAACTTAATTGGATAAGTGTAACAACATTAGTTGCTCACTTTAAAAAACCTTTTGATGCTAAGTCTATTGCTGCAAAAGTTTCTAAAAACAAGAGATCTAAATGGTTTGGTATTGATCCGAAGAAAATACAAGAGATTTGGGAAACTGAATCAGATAGAGCTGTTACAATGGGAACATATTACCACAACCAGAGAGAAGCAGATCTTTGTGCATTAGCATCTCTTGAAGTTGACGGGAAGAATATACCAATTTTTATTCCTAATGCAACAACAGAAAGTGGTATAAAACTTGCACCTAGTCAGAAGCTAGAAGAAGGAGTATATCCTGAACATATGGTATATCTTAAATCTGCAGGCATATGTGGTCAATCAGATTTAGTTGAGGTAGTGAATGGTAAAGTAAATATTATTGATTATAAAACATCTAAAGAAATTAAAACGGAGTCCTATATAAATTGGGAAGGTAAATCAACTAAATTGATACCTCCTGTAGATAATCTTGATGATTGTCATTTCTATCATTATGCTTTACAGTTAAGTATCTATATGTACATTATACTTAAACATAATCCTAGATTAAAACCTGGAAAGATGTTTATTCATCATGTTTTATTTGAAGTTGATTCAGAAGATGAATATGGATATCCAGTTATTAAACTAGATCACAATGGAGATCCTGTAATAAAAGATGTAATTCCCATGGTAATTCCGTATCTTGTAGATGAGGTTAATGCTTTAATGCATTATATCAAAGACAACAAAATAGTAATTAAAAAGAAATAATATGTTAGTAAGATTATTTGATGTACAAAATGGTGCAGTAATTCCTACAGAGCATTGTTATACACTGAAAGCTTTAAAAGATATCATGGATAATTATCCGGATGATTACTTAAAGATTTATCAGTATTTTTTTTACATGACTTGTCCTAATCCAGATATGAATCCATTTTTTCATACTCCGGAAATAGATAAAGAATCTATAATTCTTCATGAAATACAAGCTGAGTTTTCTACAGAGGATGATGACATTGCTATTGGTTTGTTATTTTGTCAAAGAATGTATGAAACACCAACATCCAGAGCATATAAAGGTATTGCAACTATGTTAGATAGATTAGCAAAGTTTATGGAAACATCAACTCTTACAACAGGTAGGGACGGTAATATGAACTCTATTATTGCCGCTGCAAAAAGTTTCAATGATATCAGAGCTTCATTTAAAGGAGTATATAAAGACTTACAAGAAGAACAATCCAGCAAAGTAAGAGGTGGAATTGGATTGGGGTACGACCAGTAATATTTTGTTAATCAAACAGTTATGGACTATAGACAAGTATATTACAATTTAATGTTAAAAGCTAAATCAGAAAATAGAAATAAATCTGATTTAGCTTATTTTGAAGCACATCATATTAAACCTAAATCTTTTGGTGGTGAAGGTGATTGTAGAAATACAAATCATCCTAATATTGTTTTATTAACCCCCAAAGAACATTATATTGCACATTTATTGTTAACTAAAATTTATCCAAATTCTTCAGCAATGCAAAAAGCTTTGTGGAGCATGGTGATTACAAAACAAAATGTAAGATATAAACCTTCTTCAAAAACTTATGAATCTTTAAGAAAAACTTATATTGTTTTTTCAAAAGGTTTGAATAATCCTTTTTATGGAAAAAAGCATACTGAAAAAACAAAAGAAAGAATTTCTATAAAAGCTAAAGGTAATACAAGATGGTTAGGTAAACATCATAATGAAAATTCTAAACTTAAATTAAGTGAATATAGAAAAGGCAAGCTGTTAAGTGAAAATACTAAATTAAAAATTAAACAATCTACAAGTGGTGGTAAACATTATAATGCTAAACCTATTATATGTTCTATAACAAAAACTATATTTGCTTCAGGTAAAGAGTTATCAGAATATATTAATATTCCATTTAGTACAGTTAGAAGATATTTAAATGGTTCTACTAATCCTCCTGAGTGGTTTCATTATAAAAGAATAAATATATGAGAGAAATATATCAAGACATACCTACATGGGATAATGGTACATGGACTTCTACTGACTTTAATTCCAGAGAAGAATTATATGAATACTTGCTAACCAATGTTTTTAAAGAACCTGGTAAGTATGAGTTTAATGATACTACTACAAGTTTATTTACACAAGAGTCTGCAAAGTTTAATAAAGACAAAGTTTACTGTACAGCTCCTTTTAAATCTAAAGATTTTATAAGTTATTGGGATGACCAAAAAGCAAAATGCAGAAGAGGTGTTCTTATTAAAGAAAAAGGTAAGGTGTGGTATATGACTAGAGATTACTATATGTGGTTAAACTTCTTACCTATCTTTAACAAAGAAATTCAAAAGTTTGGTTTTGCTGATATCCGGGATGCTCAATATCACATGGCTCTATATGAGATACTAGCAGAACTAAACTATAATCATATTGCCATTCTTAAAAAAAGACAGATAGCTTCTTCTTATTATCACATGGCTAAGCTTCTTAACCAACAATGGTTTGAAGAAGGGGTTACTCTAAAGATTGGTGCTAGTCTTAAAGACTACATTAATGAGAAAGGTTCCTGGAAGTTTTTACAAGAGTACGCGGCTTTTCTTAATGAACATACAGCATGGTATAGACCTATGTCTCCAGACAAGGTAATGATGTGGCAACAGAAGATTGAGGTAAGAAGAGGAGACAGAAAAACAGAAGTAGGTCTTAAAGGTACTATCCAAGGTATGTCATTTGAAAAAGATCCAACAAATGGTGTAGGGGGTCCGGTTAAATACTTCTTTCATGAAGAAGCAGGGATTGCTCCAAGGATGGATAATACTTATGAGTACATGCGCCCAGCCATGAGATCTGGTTTAACTACTACTGGTGTATTTATAGCAGCAGGATCCGTAGGGGATTTGTCTCAGTGTGAACCATTGAGAAAAATGATTCTGTATCCAAAAGAAAATGATATCTATTCTGTAGAAACAGACTTATTAGATAATAAAGGTTCTGTAGGAAGATCCGGGTTATTCATACCTGAGCAATGGTCTATGCCTCCCTATATTGATAACTTTGGTAATTCTCAAGTAGCAGAAGCCTTAGAAGCATTAGATGATCAGTTTGAAAAATGGAAAAAAGAACTTGCTCCAGAAACTTACCAGTTAAGGATCTCTCAGCACCCAAGAAATATTGAAGAAGCTTTTGCTAACAGAACTATATCTAAGTTCCC